CAGAAGCTCATGCGGTACAACGGGCGGACCGGCGGGCTGGAGGTGCGGAACAAGTACGGCGCTCTGCTGCGGGGCCTGCTGCGGTGCAAGCAGTGCGACGCCTCGATGACGCACACGTTCACCGGTGGCCGCGGGAAGCCGTTCTACCGGTACTACCGGTGCTGCAAGGCGATCAAGACGAGCGCGTGCCCCGGGTCGAGCCTGCCCGCGGCCGAGATCGAGCGGCTGGTGGTGGACGAGATCCGGGCGCTCGGCCGGGACCGCACGCTCCTCGACCGCGTTCTGGCGGAGGCCCGCCAGACGGGCGACGCTCGCGCCGTGGAACTACGGCGGGAGCGGGGGGGCCTGAAGGCGGAGCTCGCCCGGCGCGAGCGGGAGCTGAAGGAGCTGGCCGCTGTCGGGAGCGCCGAGCGCGGCGCGACCGAGCGGCTGGCGACCGTGCATGAGCGGCTGACCCACATCCGCCAGCGCCTGCCCGAGATCGAGCAGGAGCTGGCGGTGCTCGAGTCCGAGGCGATCACCCGCGAGGGGGCCAAGGCCGCGCTCGCCGAGTTCGATGAGGTCTGGAGCAACCTGATCCCGCGCGAGCAGGCCAGGCTGCTGAACCTCGTCTTCGAGCGCGTCGAGTACGACGCGGCGACGAGCAGCGTCTCGGTGACATTCCGCCCGACGGGGATCGCGGCGCTCTGCAAGCGCCGCGTGGAGGAGGCCGCATGACGACCGTCACCCGCCAGATCCACTTCGCCATCGAGGGCAAGCGCAAGCGGGCCGTGGCGGGGCCGCCGCCGGAGCCGGCGCCGCCGGGCCGGGTCCCGCGAGTCTCGCGTCTGATGGCCCTGGCGATCCGGTTCGACAAACTGCTCCGCGACGGCGTTGTCCCGAACCAGTCCGAACTGGCCCGGCTCGTCCATGTGACCCAGCCGCGGATGACGCAGATCCTGAACCTGCTGCATCTCGCTCCGGACATTCAGGAGGAGATCCTGTTCCTGCCGCCGACGACCTGCGGGCGCGATCTGATCCACGAGCACATGCTCCGCGAGATCGTCTGGTGCGCCGATTGGCGCGAGCAGCGGCGACGGTGGGAGATGCTGCGTGAGCGGGTGGGGTGCAAGCCCGCTATTCCTGCGTGACGACCTCCTCGATGCTGCGGTACTTGAGCACGCGGTGAACCGCCCGGCTGTAGCCCCGAAGTTCCTCGAACTTGGGAAGGGGATCCGCAGGGTTACGACGACTGCGGGTCCAGCGTCGGCCATCGGCTGGGTGTAGAGCAGGCGTAAACCACAGCGCTGACAGGACTTGTGCCTTCCATGCCCGGAGGCGGTGGCCCCGGGTTGCCAAGCACCGACCCGCTGGTTATGCTACCCTCTGTCCACGTTCACTGCACATGGACGAAGGCGATTGGACCAGCCCATGAACTTCAATGACAAGGTAGCGTTCATCTGGAGCGTCGCCGACCTGCTCCGGGGGCCCTATCGGCCAAATCAGTACGGGAAAGTCATTCTCCCGCTGACGGTCCTGCGGCGCCTCGACTGCCTCCTCGAGCCCACACGGAAGAAGGTGCTCGAGAAGCAGGAGGAGCTCAAGCGGAAGGGCATGTCGCCGCAGGCGATCGAGCCCATCCTGAACCGGACCGCGGCTCCGTCCGGCTGGCCCAAGGACCGCCCGTTCCTGGTCCACAACACGTCGCGGTTCGACTTCCAGCGGCTGAAGGAGGACCCGAACCACATCGCCCGGAACCTGGCGCAGTACATCAAGGGTTTCTCCAGCGACGTTCGCCGCATCTTCGAGCACTTCGGGTTCGCGGAGCACATCGAGAAGCTCGACAAGGCGAACCGGCTCTACCTCGTCGTCTCCCGCTTCGCCGACATCGACCTGCACCCCGGCGCCGTGACCAACACGGAGATGGGGTACATCTTCGAGGAGCTGATCCGGAAGTTCAGCGAAGCGGCGAACGAGACTGCGGGCGACCATTTCACGCCCCGCGAGGTCATCCGGCTGATGGTCAACCTGCTTTTCGAGGAGGACGGCGAGGCGCTCACGAAGAAGGGTATCGTGCGCACGCTGTTCGACCCGGCGTGCGGGACCGGCGGCATGCTCTCCGTCGCCGAGGAGTACCTGGCCGAACTCAACCCGGACGCGAAGCTCGAGGTCTTCGGCCAGGACTACAACGACGAGTCCTACGCGATCTGCGGCTCGGACATGCTGATCAAGGGCCAGAACATCGAGCACATCGTGTTCGGCGACTCGTTCACCGAGGACGGGTTCCCTGGCGAGCGGTTCGACTACATGCTGGCCAATCCGCCGTTCGGCGTCGAGTGGAAGCCGGAAGAGGACATTATCCGGCAGGAGCACGAGCGCAAGGGTGGCCGATTCGACGCCGGCCTGCCCCGCATCAACGACGGCTCCCTGCTGTTCCTCCAGCACATGATCTCGAAGATGAAGCCCATCGACCCGAAGAAGCCGAACGGGGGCAGCCGCATCGGGATCGTGTTCAACGGCTCGCCCCTCTTCACCGGCGACGCCGGCTCGGGCGAGTCGAACATCCGGCGATGGTTCATCGAGAACGACTGGCTGGAGGCGATCATCGCCCTGCCCGATCAGCTCTTCTACAACACCGGCATCTACACGTACATCTGGATCGTCACCAACCGGAAGGCGCCGGCGCGACGGGGGAGGGTTCAGCTCATCAACGCGGTGCACTTCTACCGGAAGATGCGCAAGAGCCTCGGGAACAAGCGCAATGAGATTGCGGACGACCAGATCGCCGAGATCACGCGGCTCTACGGCGAGTGCAGGCACGACGATGCTCGCGAGCTGGAGATCGACGGGGAACGCCAGCGGGTCATCGTCAGCAAGGTCTTCGACAACGAGGACTTCGGCTTCCGGAAAGTCACGATCGAGCGGCCCCTGCGGCTGAAGTTCCAGGCGGTGCCCGAGCGGATCGATGCCCTGCGCGAGGCGACTCCGTTCCAGAACTTGGCCAAGTCGAAGAAGAAGCGCGGCACGAAGGCAGCTCAGGCGGAGGAGGAGGCGGGCAGGGCACAGCAGGAAGCGATCCTGAAGATCCTGCGGTCGTTCGACCCGGACAGGATCTGGATGAGCCGGGACGAGTTCCTCGCCGAACTGGAGACAGCCGCATCGGAGGCGGAGGTCAAGCTCCCGGCGCCGGTCAAGAAGGCCATCGTGTCCGCGCTCGGCGAGCGGGACGAGAGCGCCGAGGTCTGCCGCGACAAGGACGGTAACCCCGAGCCCGACCCTGAGCTGCGCGACTACGAGAACGTGCCTCTCAAGCAGGATGTCTACGACTACTTCGAACGCGAGGTGAAGCCCCACGTTCCGGACGCCTGGATCAACGAGGGCGTCGTTGACGAGCAGGATGGCAAGGTCGGGAAGGTGGGCTACGAGGTCCCCCTCAATCGCCACTTCTATGTCTACAAGCCGCCGCGCCCGCTGGAGAAGATCGAGGCAGACATCGCCTCGCTGGAGAAGGACATTGTGCGGATGCTCGCGGAGGTGACGCGATGACAGCACGCCCCGCGGATGTCGCCGATGCGCTGCTCGAGCAGGCTGAGCGGCTGGAGCTCGAGGCCGCGGCGCGGTCGTGGAGGCTGTACCCGGAGTACCGGGAGAGCGGGGTTGATTGGCTGGAGCCCATCCCTGCGCATTGGCGTCTTCAGAAGCTCAAGCACACGGCTCGCATCCAGTTCAGCAACGTGGACAAGAAGTCCGAAGACGGGGAGCAGCCCGTCCTCCTCTGCAACTACGTGGACGTTTACTACCACGATCGGATCACGAGCGATATCGAGTTCATGGAGGCGACAGCGCTGCCGCGGGAGATCGTCAAGTTCCAACTGATGCCAGGCGACGTGCTGGTAACCAAGGACTCCGAAGATCCGCACGACATCTGCGTACCCGCGGTCGTTGCTGAGGAGTTGCCTGGGGTCCTGTGTGGCTACCACCTCGCGCAGATTCGTCCCGCCTCCGGCGACGCGTATGGACCGTACTTGTCGTATGCCTTCGCCTCGAGCGGAATCCGCGATCAATTCCGAATGCGAGCGAACGGCATCACGCGATTCGGGCTGTCCCAGGATGACATCTGCAGCTCACTCGTGCCCCTGCCCCCCGTAGCCGAGCAGCGGGCGATCGCGGCGTTCCTGGACCGCAAGACGCGGCAGATCGACGAGCTGATCGAGAAGAAGCGGCGGCTGATCGACCTGCTCCAGGAGAAGCGGACCGCCCTGATCTCCCACGCCGTCACCAAGGGCCTCAACCCCGACGCCCCGATGAAGCCCTCCGGCATCGACTGGCTTGGCGATGTGCCAGCACATTGGGACGTGAAGCCAGTTGGATCGCTCGTGGATGCACTCGTTGGTTTCCCATTCTCTAGCGACGGTTTCTCGCTGGAGGAAGGGACGCCGCTTGTTCGAGGCGACAATATCACGACTGGCTCACTGCGGTGGGGCGAGAAGTCACGGTATTGGCCTGGTGAGCCGCCGCATCCCCGCTATTTGCTGGCGGCGGGAGACATTGTCATCGGAATGGATGGCTCCAAGGTCGGTCGAAACTATGCGATGGTAGCGGAGCAAGACCTGCCGCTGCTGCTCGTGCAGCGGGTCACGCGGCTTCGGGCACGTCCGATCGTCCAGGCCGAGTTCCTGTTCCACTCGGTTGCTACACCAAGGTTCCATGCGCATGTAGATACCCACAAGACTGATCCAGCAATCCCCCACATCACGCTCAAGGACATCCTGTCCCTGTCCGTCTGTTTGCCGCCAATCAACGAGCAATCGGAGATCCTCGGATTCATCGAGATTGAAGGAGGGCGACTGGGCGTCCTGATCGAGCGAGCCGAGGATGTGTTCGATCGCCTCGTCGAGTACCGCCAAGCCTTGATCTCCGCCGCCGTCACCGGCAAGATCGACGTGCGCGAGGAGGTGACACCATGAGCAACAAGAAGCGAAACGCCGCCGGCCAGGCCCCCGATCCGGCGTTCGCCGAGATCGACGCGCTGGTCGAGCGGGTCGAGGCGGAGTTCAAGGCGATCCTGGAGATGGTCAAGCCGGAGCACCGGGCGCGGTTCCTGGCGATCGTCGAGCACACCGACGCCTACTGCATGAACCACCTGGAACCGCTGCACCGCGAGTACGAGGCGCTGAGCCACCTCATGGCCGCGGTGCTGTGCCAGGACGGCTCGCCGGTGGTCGAGGGCAGGGCGAAGGCGGAGGGGTGGGGCGCGGCGATCGTGGCGGCGCTGGGGTTCGTGAACTTCCTGAGCGATGCGTCGTTCCCGCCGGTGAAGACGATGGAGGAGGTGGCGGCGGGGTTCGGGGTGTCGGCGTCGGGGATGCACGCCAAGAGCCGGCAGATCCGCGAGATGCTGGACCTGTTCCAGTTCGACCCGGACTGGACGCTGCCGAGCCTGCTGGGGCGCAACCCGCTGGTGTGGATGCTGGAGACGAGGTCGGGGCTGATCGTGGATATCCGGATGCTGCCGCGCGAGGAGCAGGTGAAGGCGTTCGAGGCGGGGTTGATCCCGTATGTGCCGGCGGATCGTGAACCGGAGGAGGGGCCGCGCGAGGCGAGGCGCGTCGTGGGGGCGAAGCAGGATGCATCGCCGGTCGGAGAGACGGAGCAGGATTCGGGTCCGACGCTCTTTGACGCGGCTTGCGAGCCGCCGGTGGTCGAGACCAGGCCCGAGCAATCGCCGGATGTGGTCGGTCGGATCGGTCCGGCAACAACGACGGGGAGGCGGTAGCGATGTCCGCTGACTACAAAGAGAAGGCGTTTGAGTCGGCGATCGAGGCCCACCTGCTCTCCGACGCGGGCGGGTACGCCAAGGGCGACAACCGCGACTACGACGCGGCCGCGGCGCCGGAGGGGTACGACCGGGAGTCGGCCCTGTTCCCGGGCGTGTTCGTCGAGTTCGTGAAGGCGTCGCAGCCGGAGACCTGGAAGGCGCTGGAGAAGCTGCACGCGGGGAGCACCGCCGAGGTCGTGATCGGGGAGCTCGTCAAGAACCTCGACAGCCGCGGATGCCTGGACGTGGTGCGGCACGGGTTCAAGTGCTATGGGAAGCAGGTCGAGGCGGCGTTCTTCCGGCCGCCAACCGGGCTGAACCCGGAGACGCAGCGGCTGTACGGGACGAACCGGCTCACGGTCACGCGGCAGGTGCACTTCAGCCCGGGAAGCGAGCAGTCCATCGACCTGATGATCGCGCTGAACGGGCTGCCGATCGTCACGGCCGAGCTGAAGAACCCGATGTCGGGGCAGACGGTCGAGGACGCCAAGCGGCAGTACATGGACGACCGCGACCCGCGGGAGCCGGTGTTCCAGTGCAAGCGGCGGGCGCTGGTGCACTTTGCGGTTGATCCCGACCTGGTGTTCATGACGACGCAGCTGAAGGGGCGCGAGACGGTGTTCCTGCCGTTCAACCGGGGCGACGGGCACGGCGCCGGGAACCCGGAGAACCCGGATGGGCACCGGACGGCCTACCTCTGGGAGGAGGTCTGGCAGCGGGACTCGATGCTGGACATCGTGGCGCGGTTCCTACACCTCCAGACGGAGGAGCGCCGGATCGGGGGCAAACGCATCCGCAAGGAGCGCATGATCTTCCCCCGCTACCACCAACTCGACGCCGTGCGGCGGCTGGAGACGCACGCCCGGGCGCACAGCGCCGGGCACAACTATCTGATTCAGCACTCGGCGGGGAGCGGGAAGAGCAACTCGATCGGGTGGCTCGCCCATCGGCTCGCGAGCCTGCACGATGAGCGGGACGAGAAGGTGTTCCATTCGGTCGTGGTCGTGACGGACCGCGTGGTGCTGGACCAGCAGCTTCAGGACACGATCTACCAATTCGAGCACAAGCACGGCGTCGTGCAGAAGATCGACGAGAGCTCGACGCAGCTCGCCGAGGCACTGAAATCCGGCGTGCCAGTCATCATCACGACGCTCCAGAAGTTCCCGTTCGTGACGGACAAGATCGGGGAGCTGCCCGAGCGCCGGTACGCCGTCATCGTCGATGAGGCGCACAGCAGCCAGGCGGGAGAGACGGCCGCGGAGCTGCGCGGCGTGCTCGCCGGCGCCCGAATCAAGGAGCAGACGCGGCAGGAGGCGGAGGAGCAGTCTCTTCCCGACCACGAGGAAGAGATCATCAAGGCGATGAAGAAGCGGGGTAGGCAGCCGAACCTGTCGTTCTTCGGCTTCACCGCGACGCCCAAGTACAAGACGCTGGAGATGTTCGGGCAGCCGGGGCCGAACGGGAAGCCGGAGCCGTTCCATCTCTATAGCATGCGGCAGGCGATCGAGGAGGGGTTCATCCTCGACGTGCTCCAGAACTACACGACGTACAAGACGTACTTCGGGCTCATCAAATCGGTCGAGGACGATCCGCACGTCGAGAAGCGCAAGGCCGCCAGGGCGCTGGCACGCTTCATGACGCTGCACCCGCACAACATCGAGCAGAAGACCGAGGTGATGGTGGAGCACTTCTGGCACGTCACGTGCCACAAGATCGGCGGGAAGGCGAAGGCGATGGTCGTGACGGCGTCGCGGCTGGCGGCGGTGCGGTACAAGCAGGCGTTCGACAAGTACATCCGGGAGAAGGCGTACCCGATCAAGACGCTCGTTGCGTTCTCGGGGACGGTGGTCGATGACCTCGACCCGAACACGACGTACACCGAGGGGGGGATGAACAACGGGATCTCGGGGAAGTCACTGCCGGAGAAGTTCGCCACGGAGGAGTATCAATTACTGCTGGTCGCGGAGAAGTTCCAGACCGGGTTTGATCAGCCGCTCCTCCACACGATGTACGTGGACAAGAAACTCGAGGGCGTGCACGCGGTGCAGACGCTCTCGCGCTTGAACCGTACGCACCCGGGGAAGGAGGACACCTTCGTCCTGGACTTCGTGAACGACCGGGACGAGATTCTGAAGGCGTTCCAGCCGTACTACGAGGTGACGACGGTCGGCGAGCAGGCAGACCCGCACCAGCTCTACGCCCTGCAGGCAGAGCTCGCCGCGTTCGGGGTCTTCACCGGGGACGAGGTCGATGCGTTCTGCCGGATCTTCTTCAAGCCGAAGGCGAACCAGAGCGCCAGCGACCATGCCCAGATGAACGCGATCCTGGACCCGGCGGTGACCAGGTTCAAGGCGCTGCGGGACGAGCTGCGGGCGTCGTTGCCGGAGGCCGAATGGGAGCAGGCGAAGGAGGAGGCGCAGGAGGCGTTCCGGGCGAAGCTGTATGCCTTTCGCAGCTTGTATGCGTTCCTGTCGCAGGTGATCCCGTACCAGGACTCGGACCTCGAGAAGCTCTATACCTACGCCCGGTTCCTGATCGCCAAGCTGCCGCGCCGCGGCGCCGGGCCCCGCTACCACTTCGAGGACGACGTGGCCCTCAAGTTCTACCGGCTGCAGAAGATCAGCGAGGGGGCGATCCCGCTGCAGGCGGGCGCAGGTGGCGAGGTGAAGGGGCCGACGGCGCTCGGCACCGGCCTCCCCCACGATGAAGAGATCGAGCTCTCCAGACTCATCGACCTCCTGAACGATCGGTTCGGCACCGACTTCAAACCGGCGGACCAGCTCTTCCTGGACTCGGTCCGGGAGGATGCGCTGGCCGACGAGTCGCTGCGGCAGGCTGCGCTCGCCAACACGATGGAGAACTTCAAGTACGTGTTCAGCAAGGCCCTCGAGGGATTGTTCATCGACCGAATGGAGCAGAACGAGGAGATATTCGCGAGGTTCATGGGTGACAAGGACTTTCAGCATCTCGTCGAGGAACATCTCCGGCGACAGGTGTACGAGAGAGTGCATGCCGAGCATGCTGACCAGGAGGGTTCGGAGTCGGAACACCGGCCATGAGTCCAAGGAAACAACAGTTTGGCGAGTTGCTGAGAGAGAAGCGTCTTGAGAAGGGATACAGCCTGCGGAAGTTCGCACAGCTGATCGATGTGAGTCCGACGTATCTGTCTCAGGTAGAGCAAGGAAAGGTGGAACGGCCGCCGACGGCGGAGCGCGTGCGGAAGATGGCGGAGCTGCTCGGCGAGAATGTGGACCAGTGGATCGCTCTCGCTGGTCGGATGTCCGAGCATGTGGCGAAGGACGTTGCCGAGATCATTCGGAAGGATCCAGAGGCCATGCCCGCGTTATTGCGGGCGGCCAAGCGGCTGAGCCCGGATGAGCTTCGCCGCCTCACAGAGAACCTGGAGAGAGAGAGGAGGAAGGACAAGGATCGATGAGCCGACGGATTGGTGCCAGGAAGGAGCGCGTGCCCTATCTCACGGATCGGGCGATCGAGGAGCATGCGGACCTGCTTCTGGCGGAGTGGGCGGCGCGGGAGGGCGGGATAGAGATCCCCGTCCCCCTCGACGATCTCGTCGAGATGCACCTCGGAATCAGGTACGCGATCGAGGATCTGCGGGATGAGCTTAGCATTCCAGACGTGCTCGGAGCAATCTGGTTCAGCACGGGCAAGATCGTCGTGGACAGCTCGCTCGACCCGCACTTGAATCCGTCGATGCTGGGGCGATTCAATTTCACCCTCGCGCATGAGATCGGGCATTGGCGGCTTCATCGGCAGCATCTTCGGGACGACCCAACTGAGGCGATGCTGTTTGAGGAGAACGCGAAGCCAGCGTTCGTGTGCCGCTCGAGCGCGAAGCCGCGGGAGGAGTGGCAAGCGGACACGTTCGCCGGTTGCCTGTTGATGCCGCGAGCATCGGTGCGGGACGCATGGAGGAACTGGCACGGCTCCGATGATCCGGTGGCGGTTCCGGACCTCATGCCCGGAAAGTGCTGTGGGAGCCTCGGCGACGCGGAGAACGCAGCGATGGAGCAGTTCTGCAAGCCGTTCGCGGAGCGCTTCGCGGCGTCAGCGCAGGCGATGCGCATCCGCCTTCAGGCGCTCGGGCTGTTGGTGAAGGAGATTGAGCCCGAGCTGTTCTGACGGGCTGTTTTCATTTGGCTTCCGTGTCCAGTGTTCACCGGACATGGACGACGACAAGGAGGTCCTCGTGGCCGGATTCGACCTTAAGACGACACTCAAGCGTATCGACCCCGAGTTGCGACGGGAGTTCTTCTCGGCGTGGCCGCCGCTCGCCGAATTGGATTGGAGCCAACTCGGGAAGAAGCGGCAGGTCGACCACTTGTTCGACGCGTTGCAGAAGCTGACCTCCGACGAGAAGCGAGAGGTCAATCTGCTGCTGCGCACGTTTGAGCGACTGAAGGAGACGTGCGGGCTGCGCGTGCTGCTCGAGGAACTCCAGCAGCAGGCGCCGGAGCATGTCGCCACGTGGGGCGAGATCAAGAGCCGCATGGACAAGGTGGTCTGGACCTACCTGAATGCGAAGAGCGTGTTCGAGGAGGCGGTCATCTTCGCGCGAGCGGACCGCCTCTCAAACACGCGGTGGGCGCACCGGTGGCCGGGAGTCCAGTGCGGCGAGTTCAGTGCCGCGAGCGATCGGATCGAGGATCTCAAGCACAGTCTCGTCGAGCACCACAACGGAGAGCTCCGCGGCGATCGATGCGAGATTCACCACTACGCGCGGCAGAACGGCGCCGAGTACCTTTTCGCCTATCTGCCGGATTGGCCTGAGGATTTCCTGGTGTTCAACCGGGATGGCCATCTGGAGACGCTGGACCTGCCGACCGCCTTCAACATTCTCTTCGTGTTCTCGCCCACCAATGGTGTCCTGGAGATGATCGCGTCGGGCGGTCTCAACACGCTTCACAGCCTTCGCAAGCGGTTCTACGGAGCGATGACCCGTACCGAGGTTGAGGACATCCCCCCCGACCGCCCGGCCTTCGAGCTCGACCATCTGCTCGCCGACGGATTCACTTTCTCGGGCCACGACATCGCTCGCGTGGAGCGCGTGAGCGTCACGCGACTTCTCGTCTGCCCGCGTGTCGAGGGCCTTGACATCGAGGGTCTACAGCCTCGGTTCAGGGCCGAGACATCCTGGCCACGCGTGGTTGAGACGCTGGATCGGATGTTGGCGGGGGTGAGCCTTGACCGTTCGCAGGTAGGGGTTGAGGAGATCTGGATCCGCGTGCAGTGCGTCGGTGACGGGCAGCGCAGCGGGCGCCGATTCACTATGCGCGTGACGCCGCGTGGCAGCGACCTCAAATCGCTGGATGACGACAACATCCGCGTCGTCGGTGAAGGGTGCCTCCGAGCATGGGGGATCGACCGTGACTGACCCGCTCGGACCGCTCTGGGCAGCGATGGACTCTCCCAGCCCAGTCTTGACTCCCGACGGATGGCGGCGGATCCCGTCGCAGGCCCGGGATGTGCTCGTTTCCGCCGAACTGGTGAAGCCAGGGGACGCCGCCGAGCGAGTGCGATGCCCCGTTTGTCCACAGCCTCACTTCGAGCGGGTGGTGGTTCGGCCCCGTTCGGACGGGACACAGCGCCATTTCATTCACTGCCCTCGCGAACTCCGGGTGCCCGTTGTCGACGCCGACCGACGGATGTGGCACGTGGATGTCGGCGCCGTCGCAGGCGCAATCGCGTCGTCCGCCGGACTCCGAGGAGAGGTCCAGTCCGTCGCGGCGGACCGCGTCTATCACTGCGGCCACCACGTGCATCGCGGAGTTCGCGTGGAGATCTATCTCGCCCGGGGTGCGCATCGGAGTGATGGCGGCACCACCATCGCCGCACTGCCGCGCGGACCAATCGCGCCCGTGGTTGTAGTGCCTTGGCGAGTGCCGGCGCAGGAAGCGTGGCCGGACCCTGCGACCATCGTCCTTTCGTTGCGTACCGGCTCGATGATCCACGACGGATCCCTGCGCTTTGATCGACGGCTGATCGAAAACGCCGCGAACAAGCTGATGCGAGGCGGGTGCTCGGCGCCCCATGTGTTCAGGAGCAGGGGTGAGTTCTGGGAGATTGGATTCGACGGGGGCGACATTCAGTACCTCAAGGACTCGGTGGGACTGGCCTACCTCGCTCGCCTGCTTGCGGAACCGGGCCGATTCATCCCCGCGGTGACGCTTCTGGCGACACGGGCGGGCATCGACCCGCGAGTTCCGACCGGATCCGGTGGGGAGGCGTTGGACGAGAGGGGTCGCGCGGAGCTTCAGCAGAAGTACACCGACCTCATGGAAGACCGGGAGGAGGCAGAGAGGAACAACGACGAGGCCTCGCTTTTGTCTATTGATGCCGACTTGGATCGCCTGAGTATTGAACTGAGCAGGAGACTCGGCCTCGGCGGAAGGCCGCGACAAGCGACCGATGCAGACCGTGTCCGAAAATCGGTGACCATGGCGGTGCGCCGGGACGTCGAGCGGATCGCGGATCGCGTGCCCGAACTGGGCCAGCATCTCACGAACTGCGTGTCGAGCGGCCAGTTCTTCAAGTACGCCCCTGACCGGGAGATCGAATGGGTCATATGACGAATCCCGCATCCCCGAGATCCTGGTCACACGGCTTGTGACAAAGCCACGCGAGATGTGACGCCGCCGGGGTGCCGCGAGGCACATAACCCGGCAGTCACTGGACGCGGCTGTGTTCATCCTGCGACGAGTTGTCCGCAGCACAGCTGTCACTCTGCGCGTCCGGCCCTGACCGCTGGGAAGCCCCCTCCGGCAGGACGGTCACATGTCGATCCGCAGCGATGTCGTCTCTCACCCCTTCACCGCCGAGTTGATCCGCCAGAAGGCGAGGAAGCTCTGCCGCAAGCCGGGCTTCTCCCGCTCCGACGAGGAGGACCTCTCTCAGGGAATGTACCTGTACGTCTGGGAGCGCTCCAGGTTGTTCGACCCGAAGCGCGGCACCATCGAGGCCTTCGTCATCACCGCCGTGACGAGCTGGGAGGGCATGGAACTCCGGCGCCGGCGGGCGAAGAAGCGCCGCGACGGGCTCCACGCGCTGTCGCTCGAATCCACGATGGTGGCGTGCGACGGCGATCTCGACACGCTCGCCAGCATGCTCGAGGAACGCGACGGCGTGCGCCTGACCGGGCGCGACCAGAAGTCGCTGCTTGACGAACGGGTGATCCGCGACGAGTACCGCCGCGTCATCGCCCAGCTCACGAAGCACGAGCAGAAGTTGCTCCGTGACGTGATCGAGCTCGGCGTGGCGGGCACCGCTCGCAAGCGCCGGGTGTCCCGGCGCCGCATCGACCGGCTCGTCACCCAGATTCGCGAGCGGTTCGCGGCGGATGGTGAGACCGATGACCGGGCACCGGGCGACGCATCCGCATAGGGAACCAGCGGAGGGCCCGCGACGGCTGGGCCCGCTGCGGATCAGCGACCGGGGGGCGCTCGGGTATTGCCCGGGCGCTCCGGTCGCCGTCCCCACGGGGCAAGGAGCACCGAGCGATGAAGCACATGGAGTACCGATTCCAGTTCAGCCCGGAGGTGGACCTCGATGAGGCGGTCGGGACGCTCCGCCTGTCGCTCCTGGCGGCCGAGGGCCCATACGGCGAGGCGCGCGTGCGGACGGAGGTCTCGTTTGCGGTCGAGCCGTTGCGCGCGGAAATCCGTGTATCCGGCGCAACGGGCGTGCTCGAAGCCGTCACGCAGATCTTCACATCACTGCTGTCCCACGAGTTCGGGCGCGACAGCTTCACCGTCCGCCGCGAGTCCGTGCCGACGCCCGTTCCGGCCGCATGACCACCGACACCGCCACTTCTTCGCATCCGCGAGGCCGACCTCGCCCGCGAGCCATGTCCTCCGACTCCGTTCCAGGACCTCAAAGGAACCCGATGCCCGAAGCAGCCGTCATCGACCTCCGCTTCCTCCACCGCGAGCCCGCGGAGACCTACCACGCCAAAGCGAAGGGGCACCTGTCGTCCCACTCGCTCGCCGACTTCCGTCGCTGTCCGCTGCTCTTCAGGCGCAAGGAGCTCGGGCTGAATCCCGCACGCGACTCCGAGGCGTTCTTCGTTGGGCGAGCGGCGCACACCCTTGTGCTTGAAGGGCGGCAGCGGTTCGAGGCGGAGTTTGCTGTCGGGGGCCCCATCAACCCCAAAACGGGCAAGCCCTTTGGGTCGGGCACGAAGGCATTTGCAGAGTGGGCCGCGACGGTCGGCAAGCCCGTCCTCGCGGACGACCAGGCGGCGCTGGTCGAGCAGATGGCGGCGAGCGTGCGCGATCACGTCTTCGCGCGGGAGTTGCTCGCCGACGGCGTGGCCGAGGGCGTTGTGCGCTGCGAGTACGCGGGGCACGCCTGCCAAGCGCGGATCGACTGGCTGAACCCGGTCGAGGGGCGCGGGCTCGTCGACCTGAAGACGTGCGATCGGCTCGACTGCTTCGAGCTCGACATCGGCGCGTTCGGATATGTGTACCAACTCGCGTTCTACCGCGCCCTCGTGGGCATCGCGTCCGGTGAGGATGTGCCCGTTCACATCATCGCCGTCGAGAAGCGGGAGCCGTTCCGGTGCGGCGTCTGGCAGCTGTCCGAGCGCGTGCTCGGGCAGGCCCGGCGCGAGAACGAGCAGGCGATGTCGGAGCTGGCGCGGTGCCGTGCGACGGCCGTGTGGCCGACGCGATTCGAATCGCTGCGCCTGTTTGACCGTCTGTGAGCCCCAACCCCCACTCCCCACGGAGGAACGCATGAAGCTGAGCCAGATCGAACGAGGGACCAAGGTAGCGCCGCGGCGTGTGCTGCTGTACGGCACGCACGGCATCGGCAAGAGCACGTTCGGCGCGATGGCCGAACGACCCATCTTCGTCCAAACCGAGGACGGGCTTGCGAACATCGACGTGGATCGCTTCCCGCTGGCCACGCGCTACGGCGACGTGCTCGCCGTCCTCGGCGAGCTCTACACCGCTGAGCACGACTACGGCACGGTCGTCATCGACTCGCTGGACTGGCTCGAGCGCCTGATCTGGGGCGAGGTGTGCGCCAAGCGTGGCGTCGAGTCGATCGAGGACATCGGCTATGCGAAGGGGTACATCTTCTCCCTGACGCAGTGGCGAGAGATCCTGACCGGCCTCGACGCGCTGCGCAACGAGCGCGGCATGCAGATCGTCCTCATCGCGCACGCCCAGATCGAGAAGTTCGCCAACCCCGAGACCGACACCTACGACCGCTACAGCCCGCGCCTCCAGAAGCTCGCCTCGGCGCTCGTTCAGGAGTGGTGCGACGAGGTGCTCTTCGCCAGCTACCGCGTGCACACGAAGACGACCAAGGAGGGCTTCGACCGCAAGCGAACGCAGGGCGTCGGCACCGGCGAGCGGATCATCCGCACCACCGAGCGCCCCGCGCACGTGGCGAAGAACCGCCTGAACCTCCCCGACGAGATCCCCCTCGACTACCGCGTGTACGCCGCGTTCGTGCGCGGCGAGAACCCGCTGGCGGTCGCCGACACCGAGAACGCCCCCACGACCACCCCTGAGCAGGAAGGAGCCTGAACCCATGGCGAACCTCAACGGATTCGACGCGACGAACGTGGAGCCGAACGTCGGCTTCGATCCCCTCCCCGCCGGCAAGTACCTGTGCGTCATCACCGCCAGCGAGATGAAGGAGACCAAGGCGGGCAACGGCGAGTACCTCGAGCTGGATCTCGAGGTCATCGACGGGCCGCACAAGGGCCGCAAGCTCTGGGACCGGCTGACCCTCAGGCACCCCAACGACAAGACGGTGCAGATCGCGAAGGGCACGCTCAGCTCGATCTGCCGGGCGGTGGGCGTCATGGCGCCGCGCGACAGCGTCGAGCTGCACAACCTGCCGCTGGTCGCCAGCGTCGGGTGCAAGAAGCGGGAGGACAACGGCGAGATCACGAACACCGTCAAGGGGTACGCGAAGCGCGACGGCGCGGCGCCCGCCAGGCCCGCGCCCGCGGCCAACGGGAGCGCGCCGCCATGGAAGCGGTGAGGGCGATCACGCTCGAGCTTCCCTGGCCGCCGAGCGTCAACCGGTACTGGCGGTCGATCCCGCTGCGGCGGGGCTACCGCGTCGTGCTGAGCCGCGAGGGCCGGGCGTACCGCAGGGATGTGTGCGCCCGGCTCGCGGCTCGGCGAAGGGCGCTGGCGGGTCGGCTGCACGTGCGGGTGACGCTGTGCGCGCCGACGCGCCGGCCTCTCGACCTGGACAACCGGCTCAAGGGGCTCCTCGACGCCATGCAGCACGCGGGCGTCTACCGCGACGACGGGCAGATCGACCACATCGAGGTCGAGCGCGGCGAGATCGTGGCGGGCGGCAGCGCCCTGGTCGAGATCACGGAGGTGGCGGCCTGATGGAACTGCGGGCGTACCAGCGCGAGGCCGTCGAGGCGGTGTACTCGTTCCTGCGCGAGCGCGACGACAACCCGTGCGTGGTGATCCCGACCGGCGGGGGCAAGACGCCGGTGATCGCGACGATCTGCCGCGACGCGGTGAACCTGTGGTCGGGGCGGGTCGTGATCCTAGCGCACGTGAAGGAGCTGCTCGAGCAGGCCGCGGACAAGCTGCGGGCGATTTCACCGGACGTGCCCGTCGGCATCTACTCGGCGGGCCTGAGGCGCAAGGACCTCGGCTACGCCGTCACCATCGCGGGCATCCAGTCGATCTACCAGCGCGCCTGCGACCTGGGGCCGGTGGACTTGGTCATCGTGGACGAGGCGCACCTGATCCCGCCTGACGGCGAGGGGATGTACCGCCAGTTCCTGGCGGACGCCAAGGTCGTCAACCCGCACGCGCGGGTCATCGGACTCACCGCTACGCCGTTCCGGATGAAGACGGGCACGATCTGCGCGCCCGACCACATCCTCAACGAGGTCTGCTACGAGGTCGGCGTCCGCGAGCTGATCGTGCAGGGATTCCTGTGCCCGCTGCGGACCAAGGCGGGGTCGGCGAGGGCCGACACCAGCGGCCTGCACGTCCGCGGCGGGGAGTACGTCGCCGGCGAGGTTGAGGACCTCATGGACACCGACTCGCTGGTCGAGGCGGCCTGCGCCGAGCTGGTCGAGCACGCCGCCGACCGGCGAAGCGTCCTGATCTTCTGCGCCGGCGTGCGGCACGGGGAGCACGTCGCCCGCGTGATCCGCGAACGCCACGGCGCCGAGTGCGGCTTGATCGAGGGCGGGACGCCGACGAAAGAGCGCGACGAACTCATCGACCGCTTCAAGCGCGGCGAGCTGAAGTACCTCGCCAACGTCAACGTGCTGACGACCGGCTTCGACGCGCCCAACGTGGACTGCGTCGCCCTGCTGCGCCCGACGCTCTCGCCGGGGTTGTATTACCAGATGGTCGGGCGCGGCTTCCGCCTCGCGCCAGGCAAGGCCGACTGCCTGGTGCTGGACTTCGGCGGCAATGTGCTCCGGCATGGCCCGGTGGACGCAATCAAGGTCAAGGAGCCGGGCAGCGGCGACGGCGAGGCGCCCGCGAAGGAATGCCCGGAGTGCCACGCCGTCATCCACGCGGCGTACTCGGTCTGCCCCGAGTGTGGGCACGAGTTCCCGCCGCCCAAGCGCGAGAAGCACGAGCCGACGGCCAGCAGCGAGGGCATTCTTTCCGGGCAGAGCTCGCGCAGCGAGGAGCGCGTCAGCGAGGTCTCGTACCACGTGCACTACAAGCGCGACGCGCCCGATGCTCCACCGACGATGCGGGTCGAGTATCGCTGCGGGTTCAACACCTGGTTCCGCGAGTGGGTCTGCTTCGAGCACACGGGCTACGCCCGGGCCAAGGCCGAGCAGTGGTGGCGGGCTCGGTCCCGCGAGCCCGTGCCGTCGTCGGTCGAGGAGGCGGTCGAGCTGGCCGAGGCCGGGGCGCTCGCGCCGACGCTGGCGATCACCGTCGAGCGTAAGGCCGGCGAGAAGTACGACCGCGTCGTCGGGCACGCCATCGGCGAGAAGCCGCCGCGGCTCGACGACCCCGACAACCTGCCCGAGCACGCGGGCGCCACCTGCGGCATCCCCGACGACGAGATCCCCTTCTGAGCAAGGCTCAAGGAGCACCGATGATCACGATCACGATCGAAGAGACGGACAAGCACGGGCGGATCCTCTCGCGCCACTCGGCGACCGCCGCGGCCGACCGGAGCGATGCGAAGGAGCTCGCCCGCGCGATCGCCCTCGCCGTCGGCGGCCTGATGTACGACGGAGACGTCCCGGCCGAGGCGCCGTTGCTTCTGGCGGCCGCGGGGACGCACCGTTCGAGCTCGTGCGTGCAGGCGCTGGGCCATGCGGTGACGCTCGCGGCGGGGCGGTACAGCTTCGAGCTGGCGGTCAAGCCGCTCATCGACGTGGACCGCCTGCTGGACTACCGCGCCAGCAAGCGCGACCGCGAGGAGGCCCGCCGGACCCTGCGGCTGCTCGGCGCCCAGGTCCGCCGCCGCGAGGACGACGACTGAGCATGACCAGCGCCGGGCCCAGCCTGCTCGACGCCGCACGCGCGTACACCGCGCGGGGCTATCGGGTCGTGCCCATCCCGCCGGCGCAGAAGGCGCCGCGCCTCAAGGCCTGGCAGAACCTCCGGCTCGACGAGCCCGACCTCCCCGCGCACTTCAACTGCGACCCCTCGAGCGGTAACCTGGGCCTGCTCCTCGGGGAGCCCAGCGGCGGGCTGGTCAACGTGGACCTGGACTGCGACGAGGCCATCGACCTGGCGGACGACTACCTGCCGCCGACGCCGGCGGTCACGGGGCGCCCAAGCCGTCCCAACTCGCACCGCTGGTACGTCAGCGCCGGCGTCGCCACGACCAAGCACCGCGACCCCGTGACGCGCGAGATGATCGTCGAGCTGCGGTCCACCGGCGCCCAGACGGTCATCGGCCCAAGCGTGCATCCGTCGGGCGAGCCGTACGACCTCCTCGAGGCCGAGCCGGCGCGCGTGGCGGGCCCGCTCCTGGCCGCGTGCGTGGCCGCCCTCGCCGAGGCGGTCGTCCGGGCGAGGCACAGCCAAGCGGCTCGCGCCGGCCCGCCCACGGCGGAGCGTGGGCCAACGTGTGGCAAACGAGCGGTCCCAGACGACGGCGCCCTCCGCCGGGCCGCGGCGTACCTCGACGCCATGCCGCCCGCGGTCTCGGGCCAGGGCGGGCACAACGCGACCTACGCCGCCGCGACGGCGATGGTGCACGGGTTCGGGCTCGACGCCGAGGCCGCGCTGCGCCTGCTGCTCGACCGGTTCAACCCGCGCTGCGAGCCGCCGTGGTCGGAGAAGGAACTGCGCCACAAGGTCGAGGATGCGTCGAGCAAGCCCCACGACAAGCCGTTCGGCTGGCTGCGCGACGCGGCCACCGAGGCCGGCGACGTGGACCTGTCCGGCTTCGCGCCCAGGCGCCGGGGGGCCGACGAGGAGCAGGGCTCGGTCGGTCCGCCGCCCTTGCGCCCGCCCGATCCGGGGATGTTCCCGGATGCGCTGCTGCGCGTGCCCGGGCTCATCGAGCAGGTCGTCGAGTACAACCTCGCGACCGCGACGCGCCCGCAGCCGGTGCTTGCGCTGGCGGCCGCGATCTGTCTCCAGGCCGTGCTGGCGGCGCGCAAGGTGCGCGACGAGCGCGGCAACCGCACCAACCTCTACTGCGTCGGGATCGCGCCCTCCGGCGCCGGCAAGGACCACGCCCGCAAGGTCAACAAGAACGCGCTGTTCCAGGCCGGCATGAACACGCACGAGGGCAACGAGGACCTGGCGTCCGACGCCGGGCTCGTCACCGCCGTCGAGCAGCAGCCGGCCATTCTGTTCCAGATCGACGAGTTCGGGCGCTTCCTCCGCACGATCGGCGACCCGAAGAAGGCGCCGCACCTGTTCAACGTGCTCACGGCGCTTATGAAGCTGTACTCCAGCGCCGACACCGTTTTCCGCGGCAAGGCCTACGCCGACAAGAAGCGCAACAAGGTCATCGACCAGCCGTGCGTGTGCTGCTACGGCACCACCGTCCCCGAGCACTTCTTCGAGTCGCTCACCGCCGACAGCCTCAGCGACGGCTTCATCGCCCGGCTGCTGGTCTTCGAGGCCAGCGCCACGCCGCCGCGCCAGCGGGCCGCGGCGACGCCCGTGCCCGAGCCGATCCTCGAGGCCGCGCGCTGGTGGGGCGACTTCAAGCCCGGCGGCAACCTGCGGGGCGAGCACCCCGAGCCGGTGGTCATCGCTGGGACACCTGAGGCGGGCCAGGTGTTCGACGCGCTGGCCGCGACGGTGGACCAGGAGCTGGCCAAGGACGGCGAGGGGCGCTCGCTCTGGGCCCGCGCCGAGGAGAAGGCGTGCCGCCTGGCGCTGGTGTACGCCTGCTCGGCGTGCAGGGAGAAGCCCGTCATCGACGAGGACGCGGCGCGATGGGCGTGCGGGCTGAGCGAGTATCTAACCCGCCGCATGCTCTACGTCGCCCACGAGTGGGTCGCGGACGGGCTCTTCGACGCTCGGCAGAAGCGCGTGCTCCGGGTCGTGCGCCGAGCAGGCGGACGGATCTCGCGCTCGAACCTGTGCCGGCGGACGCAGTGGCTCAACCAGCGCGAGCGGCAGGAAGTGATCGACAACCTCCTTGAGACCCAGCAGTTGAGGCAAGAGACCGAAGCGACGGCCACGAGGCCGAGGGTGATCTATGCGCTCGCCTGAATCAGTCACGATTCCAGCCGCGGAACGATCTCCGCACTTCAAACCCCCGCCCGGCAAGCGGTTACGGCGCGGAGGGGGAGATCTTTCAATCTTTCCTGAGGGCTTCGCGCGAGAGAAGCGCGCGCGCGTGGGAATGGGGAGGGGTATTGAAAGATTGAATGATCTCTCTCTTTCTCAAGAATCTCCCGCTCCCACCGGGCCTTGCGCCCGTCGAATCGTTCAAGCGCGCGGGGCAGATCCTTCAACCGCTGCGCCATCCGGTTGCCGGCTCGCGCCTACCACCAGCCCAACAGCCGGAAGCCTAACCAGGGGGTCGCCTGGGGGGCATGGTTCCTTCCCGGCGGAATCTGCGCGGCTACGCCGCCGGGAACAGCCGCGAATCCGGACAGAGTTTGTTGCGCTTGTCCGGTCCGGTTCCGCCCTTGCCCCCGAGGGTCGCCCACGTGGCGAACGGGCCGCTTGGTGGCCCCGTCCTAC